TCTATTCTTACATAATCTAACGGAGAACCATTGTTTAATTATTCTCAATGTTTCTTTGATATATGTAAAGTTGAGTTCACTTATATTCATAGTTCTTTTCTATATTTATGGTGAGTTGGCCTCTCTTATATTGTAAGGTGGCCAGTACCATTGGTATATATTTCTACATAATAGCCGTCGGAGCGGCGGTCTCGGAGTTGTTCTCTCATTAACCCTTAAATAAACCACCTGCTTCGTTGCTATAAATTTCATCAAGTTTGTATATATCTATAATTCCTTCGTTATTCTTTTCTTTACCAATAAATGTATCGTTAGTTTCTTCCGGGTACGGTCTGCGAACACTGTCTTTCATACACTCTAATACCATTACGTGTTTTTTTAACGTTCGGTTTAATTGGTGTCTTACTGACGTTACCAGATAGCGGCCTGACATATAGGGGTCTGTTCCTGATGGTTCTACGTCACCTGCCGGTGTATATGATGGCATTTCAAAAGTAATCAAATCTCCAGCGGTTACACCAGTAAATCCATTTAATGTAAGTTCTAAACGATTTGACATAAAGGCAAGTCTTTGTGATAATCTTTTTTGTAATATATCTTTAATTGGATATGAATTGACATTATCGTGTATTGAATGAGTATCTGGCCATAGATACATTGTTGATTCAGAATAATCTGATAGATAAGCGCCTTCTCTTAAATGTAATGGCAATATGCCTTTGTTATCTGTTTTAACACCATCTTTTCCTGATTCTGTGTGGTGTAAATATTGATATTGTTCGTTATAATCAAAATCTGTTTCTTCGTATGTTTTATTTAATTGATCGTGTGTAATTAATTTACTTGCATAAACACCGTTTCTTAAATTTTTTAATGTATCAAACTGGTCTAATATTTTAAAGTTATTTACAATCTGCATTTCATTTTTAATGTCTGTACTGCCACCACCATCTTTTACATTTGATGGTTTTGGTCTATATCGTGCAACAACCGGTCTTGCTGTGTTACCATCTATAGCTAACATACTTTCTAATGATCTAAAATTAAAACCTAAACTTGTTTCATAAAAGTAATAACCTGCGCCTGCATATTTTTCACTTTGTGTTAACACTGATATTTGGTCAATAGCATCAAAGGGTCTTAATCGGCCAAACACGTGTTTATATACACCATATGATGGTTCAAAATAAAAATTCTTTGCTGATGATAATGTATTTTGTTCTTTTACAATTTTGGCTGCCATATTTGCAAACGTATCGGTCATAGCATTTTTTACAACGACTAATTCGTTTTGTATCATTTCTTTACTGCAAAAATGTAAAAGATACATTTGAGTTTTAGGACCTACAGGTGATCTATTTTGTATTTTGTAAACATATAATGGGTTGCCTGACTTCATAGAGAAGTCATAACCTTTTCCTAATGATGGTGTGAAAAATTTAAATTCTAGTCTTTCATTACCTGTTAACGGCAATTTACCTATTACGTTATTACCATCCACAATCAACATATTACCTGATAATGTTTTATTGTAAATACTTTCGTAAATATTTAAATCTACAACAAGAGTTTCAATTTCAATTGCATCTGGCGTATTACTACCATCTACACTGCGATATGAAATTAATCTTATATCTGAAAGTACATAATCACCAGGTTTTTTTAAGACTTTGCCGTCAAGTGTATCGTATAGACTCATTATTCGCTCATCAAGTTTTCAAATTCTTCTAATAATATCGGTAAATATGCCGGGTCTAATAATTTGATTTGTCGTTTTTGATCTTGTAATCTTTCTTCGTATTGCCTATTACTGATAGCTACTGCACCAGGTTCGGTACTGTTTACTATTATTTTATGTGAGTAATCACTTGGGCCTTCACCTGTTGTTTTACCACTTGATTGTGTAATTTCATAATGATGTACACCGTCTGGATTTGTATATTTTTCGTTTAAATAATTTTCAAATTCATAACTTGTTAATGGCCAACCATAATATCGGTCTGTAATATCATTTGTTAATAAAATTACCCAATGATAATATTGACTGCCAAAATGTTTTCTTGCCGTAATTTCTGGTGTTTCTCCTTCAGGTATATCATATAGATCATATAAACTTGTTTCATTTAAAACTTTTGATCTAATCTTTACTCTACGTAATAAATTGGTAACTAGTTTTTCGTTACCATCATTTTTTAAATCGTAAGTGCCTTTAGGAAAATATGTAAAATACATTAGAAGCCTTTGACAATAGTTGTTTTAGTCATAATTTCTGTTTCACTAAATTTTAATGACATCTTAGTATAAACTGGAGCAGCACCTTTATCATCGCCTGCAAAAGTTGAAAAATTATTATCATCACCGTGTTGTAAATCTAAATTAGTTAATACACAACGACTCACTCTAGGAATATATTGGTTACGGTGTTCTAAGTACATATAAGTGATTTGAAATTCCTCAGGCACTATAAAATCGTTACCATATGGTTCAATAGCTGGGTGCATATGATATTTAAAGATTTCAATAATCTTTGTCATATTTTCTAATTCTTTTTTATTTTTAGGTGCAAATTCAAAAACAAAATCAAAACTTCTCATTGGTACACTTTTAAATACCATTTCAGTATTAGGATTAGTTGCTTTACCAGTCACCTTTGTTAATGCACCTTTTAAATCTCCCATACCAGGAATAATTGATAATGCACCAGATACAATTTCAGTTCCTAAAGAAGCAGCAGCATCTTTTAATCTTCCAGCCAGTTCTGCTGTTGATTTAATTGCACCACCACCTTGTAAACCTAAAAGATTTCCTATAATTCCTGTTTCTACGCCTTCGTGTACTGCACCATAAGAAGTTTTTAAACCTGGCGGCGTATATAACACAATCGTTTTAGATACTCTTACAGTTCTATTACCTGCTAAACCTGCACTGATACCACTTGATGGTTGTACTATTCTATCTTCAGTTCCACCTTTTCTATTTTTTATTGTGGTTACTCTACTAGTTCTTTCTGCTGGTTGCACCTTTTGAGCTATATCATCACGACCTAGTGATCTTGCTACTTTAGCACTACTTGCCATAGCACTTTGAGCTAGAGCACTTGTTGCTGTATCTTTTTCTAATACATCAAAAATTATATAATGACCCGATTCTAATGATTGAACATTGTTAGGATAATAAACTGTACCATAATCATATGGATTTTCTTTCATATGCGATACTGGACTTGTATCGTTTAATTCTAATGGAGATTTGTTTAATATCTTGGCAGCAGCAGCATTAGTCTGTGCCATATTTTTTGCTTTATCTGTTAATGCACCTATAATACCACCACCTAAACCTACTAAACCACCACCTGTTAAATTACCTAAGTTCTTTTGAATTAAATTTGCTACTTTTGATAGTGCCATAAATAGTTGTATATTTTAGTAATATTTATATATGATATGAGAGCAAGTTATAAAGGAATTTACAAACCTACACACCCTAAAAAGTATATTGGTGACCCTAATAGAATAGTATATCGTTCATTACTAGAGCGAAGAATGATGGTATATTTGGATAAAAATGATGCTGTTGAATTTTGGGCAAGTGAAGAAGTGCCTATTATATATCGTTCACCAATAGATTATAGAATACACCGATACTTTCCAGATTTCATATTTAAATTAAAAACAGGCAAAAGATATATGGTTGAAATTAAACCATATCGTCAGTGTTTTCCACCTAAAAAACCTAAAAAACAAGGTAAGGCTTATGTACGTGAACAATTAGAATATATAAAGAACCAAGCTAAATGGCAAGCCGCTAAAGTATATTGCGAAGGAAATGATTTAGAGTTTAAAATCTTTACTGAAAAGGATATAGGCGTTTACAGTTGATATAAATACATATATGAAACGTGAATTTACATTTTCAAACACAGATTGCAGTTTTTCTTATCAAATATCTGATTTTGACAAGATTACCACACAAGATTTTTTTGAAGCTATTGACTTAACTAATACAGAAATTTATGATGAGATGAAACAAAAAAATATTTCATCAGTAGCATTATTATTATCTGGTATCGATTCTGAAATGATAGCAAATTCATTATACAATCTTAAAATACCTACAGAACATTATTTCTTTCATATAAAAGGTGTAAACGATCACTTAAAAGAATTAGTAGAATCTATATCTAAAAAATACAATACAAAATTAAATATATTTGAAGATACATTAGAAAATGTTTTAAATTATACATTAAATAATTTTCATAAAAATTATGTTGCTTATCCATTATATTCGGCTATACCATATTTCATAGATAAAATTCCTACTAATCAATTTATTATAATAGGCGAAGGCGATTTAGAAAAAAGAGATTTAGTAAAATATTTTAAAATATATGAAAAGAAATCTAATAATGATGATAAATCTTTTTATATACCTATGCACCTTTGTGAGGTAACTTATAGAAAAGCTTTAGATAATGCAAATAGAATAGGTGAATCTAACTTTTATAGTAGAAATTTTAATTTATGGCATCACATATTAAAAGACAATAGATTGATTACTAATGAAAAATATTATTATGATCCAAAAACAGTTTTAATCAATGAAATGTCAATATCAAAAAAATTTTTATCGCCTATAAAAACCATAAATTTTTCATCAAATAACACTAATTCAGACAATTTGGCAAAATATAATGATATGATGGCTAAGTTAAAAGAAATAGGACATCAAAATACGCATTGGAATCATTATATAGGCGATTTAGTTAGAGTACCAAAAGATTTAGTTTTTTCAAAATAAACTAATACTTTTATCATAAATATAGTAAATGGCTTCAATACTAGATACACTATCAAATAAACAAGGCGATACTACTAAGTCAGCAACTTGGTATAAAAACGCAATATCATCAATTGGTCAAAAGATAACTGCACAAAAACTATTAGCACAAGGAAAACTATCTGCAAGGCCTAATATTGGTTTATTAAATTTATTCTTTTATGACCCAAAGTATAAGGAAACTTTACCATATTATGATACGTTTCCACTTGTATTGCCACTAGATAGTATTAAAGGTGGTTTTAGTGGATTAAACTTTCACTATCTATCACCAGGATTAAGATTAAGATTGTTAGAACAAATGCAACGATATGCTACAAATAAAGATTTAACAAAAGCAAGATTTGATGTTAGTTGGTCAAGAGTTAAATCCATACCATTATCAAAAGCAACAATTAAAAAATATTTGTATAAACACGTTAGATCAAGTTTTTTAAGAATAGATTTAAACCAGGCCGCTATTGCTTGTTATTTACCAGTACAACAGTTTCAAAAAAGGCCTGCTAGTTCTGTATATGCGGCTTCAAGGAGTTTTATCTAATGGCAATTTTAAGAGGCGGAGTTCGTATTGGTGGTTTTGATATAAGATTGGGTTTACCACGTGATCGTTCTTTAGATAATGTTGAAAATGACCCACGTTTTAGACAAAAAGCAGGCGGCAATCCTGAAACCACAATAGGTCGTGTACAATCATATATTAATGAAGCTGAAGGATTTGCTCGTAAGGCAAGATTTTATGTAGAATTTAATTTACCTAAAGCAGGTGGTGCTGGTGTTACTAATGTTGATGCTGGTTCTGAATTAAGTGATGGTGCAAACGAATTAGAAACAACATTTAAAAGTTCTGCTGAAATGATTGCTGTACAAAAAGCAAACGCTAGACGTGTACAGGCATTTTGTTCTGCTATATCTATGCCTGATCGTAATATAGAAATGAAAGAAGTTAAACATCACGGTCCTGCATATAAAATAGCAATTGATTATAAATCGGCCGATATAACTGCAACATTTTATGCTGATAAGTTTTTAAGAGAGAGAAGTTATTTTGAATTATGGCAAAAAGCTGCATTTAGCAATCAAAGTCATAATTTTAATTTTTACGATAATTATGTATCTGATGTAAATATATTTCAGTTAGGTCAATTTGCAAGTCGTAATGAAAGAGATGATATTACTTATGCTGTTAAATTATTTGATTGTTTTCCTAAAACAATAAGTGCTGTTGAATATTCATATGAAAATAATGCTGTACAGACTTTTCAAGTGACATTTGGTTTTAGATATTGGATAAATTACTTCTTAGATAGATCAGGCAATATAGAATTAGGTCAAGCAAACTTTAGAGATGTTACCGTTAAAAGTTCTTTTGGTGCATTTGGTGGCCTATTAAACAAATTACCACCAGAATTAAGACGTGCTGGTGTTGATGTATTACAAGGACTAAAAAGACGTATACCAATTGGTGGTATTACAGGCGGAAGAGTATTTCCTCCTTTTGGTAGTTTACCACCACTTAATTTATAATAAAAGGAGATAATAATGACGTTACCACGAGTTGATGTGCCTACATACGAGTTGACTCTACCATCACAAGATTTAAAAGTAAAGTATAGACCTTTTCTAGTGAAGGAAGAAAAAATACTTTTTATAGCACAAGAAACAGGCGACAACAAACAAATTGTTGAAGCTATAAGAGAAATAATTAATGCTTGTACATTTAATGCTTTAAAAGTAGATTTATTACCTATATTTGATATAGAATATATATTTTTACAATTAAGAGCTAAATCTGTATCGGAAATATCAAAGTTTAAAACAATATGTCCTGATGATGGAAAAACTTATGTTGAAACTGAAATTGATTTAACTAAAATTGAAGTTCAAGTTGATGATGAACATACAAATAAAATAATCTTAGATGAAAAGAGAAATTTAGGTGTAGTATTAGGTTACCCTACTTTAAAAAACTATGATTATGGTAAAGGTAAAATTGATACTCAACAAATAGAGTTGATGTTTACAATTTTAGTTGATTGTATTGATCACGTTTTTGAAGGTGATAAGATATATCCAGCAAAAGATAGTACTAAAAAAGAATTAAGAGAGTTCTTAGAAGGCCTACCACAAGAAGCCTTTGTTAAAATTAAGAAGTTTTATGAAACAATGCCTGTATTGAAACACGAAATAGAGGTAACAAATCCTAAAACTAATGTAAAAAGTAAGGTGGTTTTAACAGGAATATCTGATTTTTTCGAAT